GCGGTGTCGACCTTCACACCGAACTTCTTGAGGGCCGTGAGGATGCGCTGCTTGATCCGCTTGAGCTGGTTCGCCGTGTACAGCTTGGCGTGCTTCGGCTGGTTGATGTAGGACCAGGCGGCTTTGGCCTGTGCCTTGGTGTCCAGCGCGTAGCGCTTCGCCTTGTCATCCTGGTAACCGGGGTCGGCGTAGCTCGTCGCCTTGGTCTGCGCCGCGGCTGGCTTGCCGCTCTTGAGCGCGGGGGCGCCCTTTTCGACGACCGCGTTCTCGGCCGCAGTTTCGGTGGCTGCGGTCGCAGTGTCGACGGCCGCCTCCTCGACAATGGACACATGCGCCTCCGGGGCGGATTCGTAGATGGGGAGCCGGCCTGCGGCGGATTCGGCGGCGCCGTTGCGGCGCGCCCACGCGAAGTCCTCGACCTCGGCACCGACGACGCCTGGCTTGCGGGTGAAGTCCAGGCCGTCCAGTTCGATGTCGTCGGCGGTCGTGACCTGCCGCCCTTCGTGGGTGACGGTCTGCACGGGGGCGGCCCAGTAGCCGCGGATCGAGACGCCCTTCAGAAACGCGGGCTTGCCGTCCGACGTGTCCGTGAGGCTGGCGATGGTGCGGGCCGAATCGGTGTCGGCGATCTCCGCGTCGTACCGGGCGCGGCCGTCGTCTTCCTGCCACACGCGGGTCAGCCGGCCCACGATCTCGCCGGAGTCGTCCTCGGCGTCGTGGTGGGTGAGCATCGTGACCGGTTCGGCGCCGGCCGCGATGCGGGTCTGCGCCCGGACGACGGCGTTGGCGATGTTGTCCCGTGTGTACAGTCGGCCGTTCTTGCTGACGCCAGGGAGCAGCGCGGTTCCCGAGATCCGGGCGAGCACTTTAGCCACGGCAGCCTCCTCGCATTGGTGAATGGGCGGCCGTGCCGCGGTTCAGTGCCGTCATGGGAGTTACCGGCCGATCAGGGTGATCGTGACCTGCGGGTACACCGGGGTCGTGCCTCCGAGGACCACGGTGATGCGGCCGGTTGCGGGCAGCACCAGGGCGCCAGCGCCGGTCATGTGGATGCCCGCGGACACCGACGAGGAGGCGGGTCCTGCGGTGATCTGCGTGGGGTGCACCATCTGGTTGAACCAGTTCCCCGCCGCGTCCTGGCCGTCGAGGTAGACGTCGAGGGTCGGCGTGGTGCCGGTGCTGGTGCCGGCGACGAACACGGCCAGCCACACGTCGCAGACGTCGTTCAGTTCGATCGCGAGTCCCGAGTGGACCGTGCCGGCGCCAGCCAGGTTCGATCCGATGGTCGGGTCGCTGGCGTTCGTGTACAGCAGCCTCGCGCGCGGGGTATAGATCATGGTGGTCTCCAGGGGTGTGGTGCCCGCTCAATGCCGCCGGCCGGCGCGTCCGCGTGCGGCGGCGGACTGGCGTGGCGCTGGAGAGGCGGGGGCTGGGCGTTCCGAGAGTTGCCTGATCGCGTCCTGCACCTCGGGGATCTCCAGGGAGTCGAGAAGCATCGCTGCGAAGTCAGCGACAGCGTCTTCCTCAAGCTGGTCTCGCTCGATGTTGCGGAGCAGCCGGCTCTTGATCACGGGCTGCCTCCGGTCACGTAACGCAGGAACAGGCCGAGGGACGTGACGGTTCGGCTGGGGACGGTGATGCAGCGACATATCGGGTGGGCGGGCGCGTCCGGGACGGTGCCGGCCTCGTACGGGCTGTTGGCTTCGCGGTCGAGGCAGAGCTTGCAGACGCGGGAGTCGCCGGCGGTGATCCAGTCGTATTCCTGCACCCCGAGCGCAGCGAACAGGCCGGCCGCGCCAGCGGCGATCGCGGCGCCGATCGCGAAGTCGCCGTAGGCGTGCGCGGACCGCTGGTTTTGGTCGTCGATCGCGGCAGTGACCGCGGCGACCATGTCGTCTTCGGTGGCGTCCTCATCGGACAGATGAACGAGCAGACCAGCAACGTCGCTGGCCGTTCCTTGCCCGATGCTCCCGACCGCGACAGCGGCGGCCGTGGCCGGTGGCACGACGGGGCTGGTGGCGGTGCGGCCGCTGGTGGCGTTCTGGGCGTCGACGAGGGCGTCGTTGTAGGCAGCAGCGAAGTCGATGTTCTCGGTGGCATGGCCGAGTTCGTGCGCGGCGATCCCCAACGCGGTCGCGACACCCTCGGCGTGGCCAGCGAGTACGGCGTCCGCAACGGTCCGCAGAAGATCCTTCACCGGCTTGTCGGTGGTATCAGTGAGCAGGCGTTGCAGCGCGCGCACGAGCAGCGCACGAGCGACCGCGTCGCGGCGGTCCTTGTCCTGTCCGGACTGGTCCGCTTCGGCTGGCCCGGTGCGCTGCCGGTAGGTCCGGACGAGGTCCGGCACGTCGATCTGCCCGACCAGTTGCCGCCACGCCGACACGATCGCCGGCAGGTGGTCGGCGTAGACCTGCTCGCGGCGTTGGAACACCAACGCCCACAGACCTTCCAGCGCGCCGATCTGGAGGGTGGCTTCCAGGATCCACGGATCGTCGGCGTGGATCAGGGCGTGCTCGATCGCCGCCGAGCAGCCGTCCTTGACTCGTTCGGTCATCGGGCCGCCCGAGCGTGCCCACCCGTCCGCGTACGCCTCGCGGGCAGCTACGGCGAGCCCGCCGACACCAGCGCGGAGCGGGATGTCGATTCGGTCGCCGCCGTGCACGACTGACACCGCCTCGAACACGACCGGTATCGGTGCTATCCGGTCGACCGGTGCCGGGTCCGTGGGGTCCAGGTAGGACTGGGTGATGTGCGCGGTGAACCCGTGCTCGGTGGCCGGTTCGATGCCGGCGTCGGCGAGCGCGTCGACGAGGTCTCGGCGCAACTGCTCGATCTGTGGGGAGTCGACCAGCGCGACCGCGACGTCGCCGTCCGGGCCGCCGGTGAACCTGGCGTGCCCGGAGATCGTTGCTTCGATCGCGGCCCGGTCGGCCGCTACAGCAGCGGCGGACAGCATCACGGCCCGGTCAACCGCAGTGGCTTTCCCGCAGTACACGATCGTGCAGTGCAGGTCATCGACAGCGAGACCACCGTCCACTGCGAGCTTGGCGGCCACCTCAGCCGGCGGGTACAGCGCGATCATCGCACCGGTGGAGACGGAGGCGTCGGCGTCGGCCACGTTCACCCCCGACGATGTGTCATCCGATGCGTTTCGCGATCAGCGGCGCGCATTCCGCGGCGGTGAGGGCATGGATGAAGTCGGACGGTTCGAGCGCCGGCGTGTCCCCGCCCAGGCGGTAGATGGCGTCGGCCGGTTCGTCAGGCCGCGGTTCGGTCGGCACTGGGGAGTTCCCTTCGTGCGCGGCGCATCCGAGCCGCGTACGCCGGCCAGGACTCGCGGAGCGGCCTACCCCGCCGCCGTGTTTCGTCCGGCGGGGTGTTACCGGTCTGCTTCGTGCCGTCCTCGTCGTCTTCCTCGTCGCCGTCCGCTGGGTCACCAACGAGGGCTTTGAGTTGGTCCGGCACCGGCGCGGGGGCTGGCTTTTCCAGCGTGACCGGGGTTCCCGGTTCGCCTGGATCGGCGGGTTCGAGGGCGGTGCCCTTGGTCTTCTGGGCGATGTTGGCGGTGGAGTAGGTGCCCATGTCTCGCCACAGCACCAGGTTCTGGCGGTCGACCAGCACGGCGTCGTCGCCGCCGTCGGTCGGTGCCTCGCCGATGACGGTGCGGTACTTGTTGAGGACCCAAGCGCCGTTGCGGAGCCGCATGTCGCGGATCTGCTCGATGATCATCGAGTCGCGCATGTCGACCTCGCCGAACTTCAGGAACCAGCCGGTGATCTTGAAGCCTTGGTTGACCAGGTGAAAGTTCAGCTTCTCGAGAAGCAACTCGGCGATGGGCTGGCAGGTGTTGACGAGGAACGTTTTGCGCTGGCTCTCGCCCGTGCCGCCGCCGATGTTGCCGGACTCGATCACGCCGGCCTCGGCCGGTGGCACACCGTAGGTCGCCAGGATCTCGTCGCGCTTCTGGTCCAGGGTCTGGAGGTACTCCTGGATGCGGTACGCCTGAAGCTCATTGACGGTGCCGCCACCCTTGGTGACGATCGGCTCGCCGATGTTCCGGGCGCCGAGGTTCTTCGCGTGGTACTGGTGCAGCCACCGGTCCGTCTCCGGCTTGGACGTGCTGGTCGGCAGGTCAACGTGGATGGCCGGCGGGTTGCCCTTTCTGAACAGCTCCTTGATCGTCGCGGCGGCAAACAGCCACGCGGTGATCGGCAACTGGGCGGCGTCGGTCGGCGAGACACCGAACACGCCGGACCGCGGCGAATCCAAGGAGATATGGATGACGTCACGGGGCTCGAACTCGGCCCTCTGGCCGAACTCCGTGACCTGCACGTAGCCGCTGATGGTGCCGTGCTCATCGGCGATCGGTGTCGTGGTCGGGCTGTCCAGTGTGTACAGTGCGACCGGCTGGTTGCCGACCCACACGACCTCGATGTAGGCGTCGCCGAAGACCAGCAAATCGGCGATTGTGCTGCGAAGCAACTGGCGGATGTCCTCGCGCGGGTTGCAGTAGCGGA